TAAACAAAGGAAAGAGAGGGGGAGCAATATCATAGTATCCCATATTATACCAATAACAATCAATCAGTCTCAACTTTTCAGTAATTGTATTTTCTTTATTATGGGGATCGAGTGCCGTAAAATTCTCACAAATTCTCACAATCTCTTGTGGAACCTGTATTTTTGTCCATGTGTTTGGATCATCAACAAAAACTGGTATCATACTACAACCTGTTCCCATGCTTTCTTAAAGTTTTTATCCCAGTTTTCAGTATAAACTGGAAGGAAAGAGTTTAGTGCATAACAAATATCAACAATTTTCATTTGATTTTGTTCATCTACAGCCTCTTGCAATTCATCCAACATAAATTCTACTGTAGAAATTCGGGAAAATGATTGCTCAAGATTGTTCATGACTGTCCAAGTTTCATCGGGCATCAGGTTTCTCTTGTTTATACCCATATTCTATCACAATTTCCTTGTGTGTGCTCACTGTGTCTGATAAGGATCTCTTATGTATTTTGTAGTCATGACCTTCTTGACCCAGTTCTTTTGCAAACTGATGCAGTAAGTTCCAATTTAAGTTCTGATCCATTGCTTCAGTGCAACTTGTGTTATATTTAACACTATGGATTTCTTGGGTCAATACCTAAACTTTCAAGATAATCAATCCACCAATCAGCATCTTTCATATACTTCCAATTAGGAACTGGTTCACCTTGTTCTACAGTATAATACTCATATAAGGCATCATCGATAATCTGTGCGGTCTCCATACTCTTCTTCCTCCTCATCAACATCCGCATATGCATCTGCCACATATGGTCCGTGTGGTTTTTTGGATTCTGTTCGGACATAATTCTGTTCTTGATTAACAGCTGCAATCCATAACGAGAGTTTCATAATAATCCAAATTAATGCCAGAGGTAAAAAACAAGCAATAAGGATTATGGGTTTCATACAAACATTCCATTCTCACTCATATATTGAAGTGTTTCTTTCATATTACCGATGTGATGATATCCTATTGATACTTGAGGATATGTTGCCTCTGAACCAAACTCTGCCTCAAATGCATTATCATCAAAGTCAACACCTAACACATATTCATGAAAGTTATCACCAAGAAATTTTATGAGAGATGCCATTCTCTCACACTCCTGACTTCCGTTGCTGTAAATTACTGCTTGCATTTTAATCTCTTTGCCTCCAATCGTCTCTTTTTTCATGATTAAACCAATCTGCAATCTCATCAGCAGATCCAAATCCCGTCTTATAATTGGATGGGTCCGGGTCACCTAACCCCATCCTATTCATAAAATCATCCATACTACCCTCCTCAATATCTTGTGAAGATTGTCTTCGTGCCTTCTTTAACATTTCATGGGCAGATGTATTTGCCTTTGCTAATTTATTTGCCCAAATCATATCAGACAACTTTACTTCTTCTCCAGAAGCAATACATTTACAAATAAATTCTAACCGAAGACGGTATTTGGTAGACAGCATATTATTCTTTTGCCTCTAGGTGTTTATTTATTTTTGCTCGCAATTCCTTTGCAAGATTGAGATTTTTACGGTATATCATATATTTTACCACAGGATTGGCAGGATTATTTTTTAACCACCACAATTCCTTTCTAATGTTTGTATTCACTAACTGAAGAACATAATCAAATGCTTTTGCGACATTTGGATCAATGACTATCACATATAAAATAACTCCAAATACCAAAAAAAGCACATATTGTGCTGTCATTGGTTAAACTCCTGATTTCTACAACGGTCAAGATATTCTAATATATCTGCTCTCCATTCCATCAACTCAAAGAAACATTCTTGATTGTGAGCACATTTTCTGAGTTCATGATCTGGTTTCAATACACTCTCATAAAAAAGTCCAAGTGCATCTTTGCGCTTTTGTTGTTTATCAGTCATAGAAATTGTTCAAGAGAAGAGGTTGCTTTCTTTTTGATTTTAGAATACTTTTTGATATAATCAAGTGCTTGTTTATACGTTTTTACACTATGCACTTGACTACCATTATGTATAATACAGAACCCTTTCTTCTTTCCTGCTAGTGGAACAGCAGCCCACATTCCGTCTTTAGATACAAAACCATCAGGATCTCCTGATTTTGGGTTCAGGAGACTCTGATTATGAACATGGGGTTTGAGAAACTTGGACATTAGAAAACGGCAGTGACACTCACAATTGTTGCTGTAGGATTACGTGCAAGGGCAGTTTTTTTTGCATCTTCATAGTCCCGTGCTTGTACGATCTCATCAAATACATTACCAGCAACATAGAGTTGAACTTTGCATTTCATGGTGGTGCTCCCTTGATTACCTTTGTATTATAGCAGAGTGGAGCAGGTGATCTGCTCCTGGTGGACGGTTTTTAAATTGGATCAAGCAAGGAACTTTCGATATACTCCTTGCTTTTCCATCTCATTATGCTCAAGATTAGATGGACTGACATCCAATTCAATCATACCATCATCACGCATAATGATACGATCAGTTGCTACACAGAGCATAGAATAAAGAACATCCATTCTTTTCTCATTACTCAAATCTACCGCAGTAGAGTTCCAAAAATTTATAAATTGAGTGGAAAGAGTAGAGATTGGACTATCTGCATCTTCCTCAAGTTCATTATCAAGAAGTTCTAAGAAAGTTTTACACTCTTCCAGATAACCATAACGCTCACAAAGAGCAACATATCCACGGACAGTTTTACGTTGGAGAGAAAACTTATCCATCAAATTTTCATAATCTCCACTGACTTTAAGAGAATTTGAAATATTCTTAAACCAATTCTCATAACTGGAAATAGCATTTTGCATAGAAAGACGCCATTTACGTTGTCTCTTCAAAATGTCTCCAAGGATGGAAACTTCATCTTTATGTGCTTTACTATACTTTCGTTGAATTTCATCAATTGGATTACGTTTCTTATTTGTTGCAGTCTTACTGAAACATTCAGGTTGAACACCAACGACGACAATTACTGTGAATGTGCGATCTTGAGCACATTTTGCGATAGCAGCAAGTCGATGTTGAAATTCTGTAAGATTTCCATCAGTATTAAACGTCATAGGTTGCCCATCTAGCAACCAATTATCATTTTCAATACTACGAAAAATTTTATTAACTTGCGATTTAGAAATTTTTCTATTATCCTTGTTAAAATAATCAAGAATATGTTGTGCCATTTCAGGAGTAATATCTACCTTAAAGGTGTCATAAATGTCACTCTTAGGATTGAATGGTAGAATTCTTAAACTATTGGATTGAGTTTGTGTAGTTGTCATAGTAAGTTGAGTAAGTCAACAAAAGTATAATAACAACTTTTAAAGTGGTTGTCAATCACTGGTGGACAGTTCAGCAAGTGGTCAGTGCTTCTAGTTTATTTCCTGCATTTTTCCAGATTTCACGATAGATTGCATCTGGGTCAGGAATAACCTCAGTATCAATCACATTTGTGATGCCATCGTAAATCATATAAACATCCTGTGGTTTGACACTGAATGAGATACGTGCGGTGTTAATACGAAATCTTTTACGATAAAACACACTGGTATCTACTACGGCAATTCTAGCACAAATAGGATCGATTAGAATGTATGAGTGTGCTTTTGATTCAAACTGTTTTGCACCACTAGCAGTCTTTTTGATGTCCCATTGTTTAGAATAGAACATCGCTTTCTTGTCCTTACGTGGTAAGAACCCTTTTCCTTGCGTTTTCACGTCCGTCAGGTGCTCTAGGTCATACCGGCCATCGGGATCATTGAAATCTTCCTTCTTGTTAGGTTTCAGGTCAATATACTGCCCTACAATATCAATAAACCCATATTCGATTGTTTCACCACGGGCAAAACAGTCAATTCCATGTGCAGAAGGGTATTCTAAGGCAACCATCTTCGCCTGATTGCAGAAATTTTGGTAAATGGCATCAGGAAGAGAACGAAGTTCCTGAACCAGTTCGATGGTGGTTTTCATGATCAGTTAATTTTTTTGATGTTCAATAATTACCCTCATACCTTGATGACCTTGCTCATCAATGAACGGAATAAATTGTGGTTTCATAGAATCTTTCCATGTAATCTCCAATTTCATTTCTTTTTGTGCGACCACATAATTTCCTTTTGATTTGTCTTTACCAAATCCAGCAGTCCATGATTTTTTAATGATGCGAAGAACAGAATGATGTGCCATGATCAACGACGGATAACGGAGATAGCAGGTTGACCCTGCTTGAATACGGTGTCAACGACTGCCTGAACGGACTTGGCAGTGCTGATGCCCACTTTATCATAGACTGGAACACAGACCAGTCCAAAGGTCTTCTGAGACCCTCCTAGACGGATCACACGACCGATTGACTGGGAGATGCCGATATAGTCCATGTTTCTCATAAACAATACTGCCTCAAGTCCACTGACATTGATGCCTTCAGACAAAATAGAGTGATGAAGAACAACAAACTTTTTGCTAGGATCTTTGCCCCAAGTATTCAGAGTATCAAAGAATACCTCACGATTGACTTTCTGACCGTCAATGATTGCACCAGTCTTGGATGTAATATACAGACAGGAGTAACCACGTTTTGCTAGTTCATTACGGAAATCAGATTGACTCAAAAGTTTGATAATCTGTTTGGTAGAACGTGCGGCAATCAGGATTTTGTCCAGTGAGTTCTCATCAATCGTCTGAATCAAATTCTCACAATCACGGTCGGCAATCATCTGCTTGTCCTGAACCATATCCAGTTGCTTTACAACAACCTTAGGTGGCAGAATGTATCCTTGCTCTACTAATGTAGGAGCAGGAATGTTACAGATGACTTTACCGTAGACCTCATAATCATTCATCCCTGGCTTGTAAATAGAGAGAGAATGCTTAGGAGTAGCAGTGAAGAAGTAACACCGATCAGCATCAGCAGAAAAGTGCTCCGTAGCAGGGAAAAAGTTACGTTGGACTGAGTTATGCGCTTCATCAAAGTAAATCGTGTTGACTTCGATATCTGCTTCTACAAGACGATGTAGAGAGTGATATGTGGTAAAGATTACTACATTCTCACCAGCAGTTCTAGCAGTATTTACAAAAAGATTGACTTTTTCTGCTTTTGTTGTGGAGAAATGTGAAGTCTCACCACTATGAACATGCATCACATGTGTGTGAGTTGTAT